CAAGTAAGGCAGAAGCACTTGTCGCTGCTATGCCAGATGGAGCTAGAACAATGAAAGGATCAGGAAGCTCAGTGTCAGGATACTCTCTTTCTTCGTTTGCAGGGTCGTAAGCGTAGATAGACGAGTTATATTCGAGCAACTTCAAGTTGACAGTGCCGTCATTCTCGATAGACACAGACTCAACTTGGAAAGGCTTAGCTGTCCATGCGGGTGTTGGGTGAGTGATGCTAACAACATCACCTACAACAAGATCCATTGCCTCAGATGTACAGCGGACGCTTACACCAATGTCATCGCGTGAGCGTAAGCAGAAGATACGCGCAAGATCGCGAGCTGCGTAGTAGTCCGTAACGAAGTCTAGATTTACGTCATCTTTTAGTACAGTACCCAAATCTTCAGTGACAAACTGTTGGTGTAGCTCGGCCTCTGTTAAGAAACCACCCGAACCATCAGAAAAAGACGTTTCGTTGCTCGATGATGGGTCAGGCCAGAACGCCGAATCGACGTTATAGTCTAACTTGGCATTCGGGAATTTAATTTCTACTAGGTTAAAGCGCTGATCTTTTTGACCGCCACTAATGTCGATACCGCCGATAATGTTATCTGCGTCGATTGTCATTACAGGCGAAGCGGCCTGATCAATAAGCAACCCATATTGACCGTCGCGATAAGGTAAGAAGCCACGGCAAGCCATCAATACCTTTTCTACGTTATTAAATAGCTCGTCGTCAGTGTCTATCGCTGCGTTAAGTGCGAAGAGCTTTTGTGTCGTAGGCGAACCGGAGTAGGGCGTGACAGTAAAGTTGTCGATGTCATTCGCCGCTTGGATAAATGCGGCTTCGTCGATAGAGTCAGCAGGTAAACCTTTACCGTAGCGCTCGTTAAGTAAGTAGTCACGCAAGCACAACGCCGCGTTATCAGACCACGCGGTAGTTGTAGTGCGAGGATCGTAGACTTTCTTACCTTTAACTAACGCCGAAATGTCGGGGATACCTTGGAAGGCTTCTTCGTTCCAACGTAGTCGGATGGCTAAGTAAGCAAAACCAGATAGTTTGTGGTTAGATGTCCAGCTGGGCGCTTCTTGCAGTACCGAACTCGCCGCTTGTGCGTCTGTACCATAGTGGCGCTCGATGATAATTTCACTATCTGACCCAAGCGTCGTTACGCCGTTCAGCGTGATAGCGATCTGGCTGAAATACGTCTGGTACTTGCTGATCGGCTTGTCGTCGATCCAGATGTCGTCGATGCTTTCTACTTCGCCCTCAGATAGGACGATAGCCATGTAAAGTTCTTTGTTGTGCTTGTCGCCGCTGAAATAGGGCTTAGTTTCTACGAATACACGAGTACCGCCAGTGCGACGAGTACCGTAAATAACAGGGACGCTTTCGATAGTCGATTCTTTGGTGTAAAGAATACCCGCCATATCTTCAGCAGCGCGTTTAGCTGCCTTTTGCGCTCGCTTAGCTTGGTAGTAACCAGCTGCTGCAATACCAATCGCTAAATAAACCAACCAAGGTGCGACCATTATTTACGTCCCCATTTAATTTCTTTTACTGTAGTAGAAGAGAAGTCCATACCACGGTCATTCGGGAAAAACGCATTTTGCGAGTTAGCATTAGTCTTTCTTCCCGAAGTCTTCTCAAAGTCTGTCCAGTGACTCGCGATTTCTACGCTGACGGAGCTTGTTGTCGAACTGTCAGAAATAGAGAACCCAACAATAATGCCATCAAACACCATAAACGGTAAGCCAATAATAGCATTATTTTCGTCTAGTACAGCTCGCCAAGCTCTAAATCTTCGGCCTATTTGACTAGACCCCAATAAGATAGACACATAAGACTGATCAACACCAGAAAGCTCGATGCTAAATTTGTTGCCTCTTAGCGCGCTAGTCTCGCTAATGTTGTCGAAGTTTATTAAGTGGGAGCTGGGGGTGAAAGTACCTAGCGTCACAGACGTTACACTCGTGCCGTAATCAGTGATTCTAAGTACCGAAGAGAAGTCGAAGCGCATTAGGTTGGCGATGCGGAATGAATCCCCCGCCAAAGCAGCCTTTACCGAAGAATTTATGCCGCGCGACATATCAGAGTACCTCTATAATATCTATCTCGAAGTCTACCAGATTATTGACGCCAATAGCATATTCTTGAACAGGGCCGTCTAAACGGCAAGTAACTGTTTGATTTACCGAAGGATTTTCAGGATCGGGTAAGCTAATAGTGAACGTATTTAGCGCACCTTCAAGAGTGTCGAGAAACGTGTAGATAGGGTCGAACTCAGCTCTAGTCATCGTGGGCCAGCTTATACGCCAGCGCCGTCTCGATGCGCCTAAAGAACGGACTTGTACACGCCCGTTTATTGACTCGCTAGACAGTTGGTAGTGACGCTTACTAACGCTAACAGAAGCATAAAGTGGTGTGAGTGGAAAAGCTGCCATTATACTACGCCTCGCTTACCTGCGTTATTCATTGCTCTATTGACCATGCTGACGATCATGCCTTGGCGCTCAGCGAGTAACTGATCTACGCCTCGTGCATCTACCGCGCTAATGTTGAAGTTTACATTAACGGGTTGTGATGTGCCTTGGCCCTTGTGGTGGTCGATAATGGTTTCATTTGGATGGACGGTAGCCATGAAACCACCTTTTCCGTCGATACCACCTGATCTTACACCAAAACCAGTATAACCGCCGCCCTCAAACGATCCTGTTTGCGCCATCATAGCTGCGAAGCCTGTGGTAGCGGCAATTGCACCTTGAGCGGGTACTGCGTTAGTACCTAATGTCGCCAACGATGCTAAAGCAGCAGCTGGGGCCCATTGAGTTGCAACAATAGAAGAAGTAGTGGTGTTCTTAGTTAACATAGCAGCTCCCATCGTGCTATCAATAGCTTTCATCATCAATTTCTGTTTGACGTACTCTACGCCCATTTGCACAAGGCTTTGGATCACAGCTTGCGTGATTGTCGTGCCAATAGCACTAAACGCATCTTTAAGTGAGCCGCCATTCATAATTAAATTGGTTAGCGCTTGTGTACCTGCTTGCTCTAACGTCTTAAAGCCTCCGATCAACTTGAGCTGCTCGTCTAGTTGTTTCTCGGCTTGGGCGGTGGCGTACTCACGCAGACGCTCGCGCGCAGCGATTTCGTTATCAATCTGCGCCATGACCGCTTCTTCTTCCTCTTGGCGCTTCTTCTCTTTGAAGTCCGCTAAGAAGGTGATCGCATTAAGTTCGCGATTCAAGCCGTCCATTGTGTTTTGTTCGTCTTTGAGTCTGGCCTTCTCTTTATCGGCGGCTGACTCTTTTTGCCACTTAGAGTATTCGTGCTTGAGCTTCAGAATAGCGTTTATTTCTTTCTCGACTTGCGCTTCGTCCTTGCTCGCTTGCTTGTCTTTATTCTCCGCCGCTTCTCTATCTAAACGGGCTATTTCTTCTTTTAAATTAATAACAGCGTCGAGTTCAGCTAAAGTCCTCTCTTCGTCTGCTAAGCGTTTCTTTTCGTTTTCGGCTTGTTTCTGCGTATCGTTTAGCTCTTTGTACGCTTGTGACTCTGCGTTAATGCCTTGCGCGTTCAGTTTAGATATTTCAAGCAGTTTTTCTTTATCGGCAATAAGCGTTTGCTCGATGGCGGCACTGTCGGTAATAACCCGCTCATACCTTTTAATTTCTTCTGCCGTCAAAGCTACACGAGCGGCTTGATCTGCATACCCTTGGATAGAGGAGTTAAGCCCTAGTTTTATAGCGCGGGATAATGCCGCTTGCGCGTTATAGTGCTTGGCTAACGCTTCACTAGCTTCATCCACCGAACTCGACATTGTTTTGAATGCCTTTTCGTTCTCTTCGATGCGCTCTTGTATTCTATTGGCGTTGAAAATCCGCTGTTCCGCGTTTAAATTGTAAAGTTCCTCGTAAGATTCTTTAGTCTTCGATCTAAGATCTTCTAACGCATCCGTAGCATCTTCCGCGCCGTCAACAAGTAGCGTAGATAGCGCCGCTGCGACCGCAATAACCGCACCGATCATTGCGCCATGCGGCCCCATGATAGAAGCGATCTGCGAACCCTGTTGACCTAAGATAATCATCGCGTTCGTGCCCATTTGAGCCTGAACTGCTATATCCTGAAATTGGTGTCCCATCTGTCCAGCCATGCCGCGAAGTTGACGCATCTGCTGGTTTACAGCGCTTTGCGCCATCGCTTGCTCGCGCGCTACCTTAGTTGATAGCTGCATCTGCCTAATAGCTCTAACCTCAGCGCGGGTAGCACCTTCGCGAAGTAGTTTGCGTCGGACTAAAACGTCGTTGCCTAGTCGAGCGGCGCGCAGCGAGTCTTGTTCAGCAATTACTATATTTCTTAGCGACTGTTGACGCATTTTCTCCGCTCTAGCCGCTTTTTCCGTCTCTATCTCTTGTTTGCGGGTAGCTTCGGTAGCAACTTTCTGCGCTTTGGCTAGGTTTTGATTGCTCGCAATAGCTTCTAGTTGTTCGGTTGTCGCCCCAGCCAGTTTAGCGCGATAAAGCTCTGCTGCGTCCGCACCTTCGACAAGGGCGACACGTTGTAGCTCTATCTGATCGTTAAGACGCTTAACGGCTTCGGCTTGTTTCTTTTGCTCAGCTTCTGCTGCGCGCGCTTGGTCAACAGCCAACTTCTGCTGCGTAATTTCATCACGCTTAGATTGGATAAACTTCTGGTAGGTATCTATCGCTTTGAGTTGAGCGTCAGTCGCGCCTTTTCGGGCGGCTTGCTCTCTGCGTAAAGCATCAGCGCCCATCGAGAGCGCTTTTGCTTCTTCTTTCAGTGCTTTGACAAATTTAAGATTCGCATCTTTGGCCCGTTGAACTGCCCTAGAGTGCTCAGCTAACGGCCCCGCTGTTTCGTCGTCCATCCGTAGACTTAGAACGACTGTTTCTTCTCCTAAACTTGCCATTGTTTTTCTGCCTCTCAGCTTTAATCTTCAGATATGTAAACCAGTGGTTGTACTCATCCACCGTCATATTTAAAACCGTGGAAAGAGGCTGACCAAGGTGTTCCGCTAACTGAAACATAGCATAAACTTCAGTAGGATCACCTTGATCATCGGTTAGTTTTTTTCGCGCGCCTCTTCTGAATCAGATTCGACGTGAAGTACGAATGTCGCTAACTTAGATATAATATCAGGGTCTACACTTGTGCGTAGTTTATGCTTGTCGGTTAAAGTGAAAACAGGCTCACCTTTGGCGTCAACCAGACCGAAAATACAGGCATAAACCATATAATCAGTTGTGTCACCGTCTGCACGAGCTAACCACTTGGCTTTGTCGTCCAGCGTTAAGTTTTTAGTGTAGAGCACAACGTCCCATTCAGGGACGTTGAGTTCTCTACGAGCCTTTGAGTCAAAATGTGATACCGCCTTATCTATTAATGACATAAAGTCTCCTTAATTACGGTGGGGTAGGAACAGATGAGATAACAAGCGCGCCAGTACCCGTAACACTGAACGAAGCCTCAATAAGACCATCGTAAGATGAGCTTTGGCTTACAGAGTTTACAATAGCTGTGCCTGTATAAGTGGCGTTACCACTGCTGTTGCCTTCTGGGAAGAAAACGATAGCTACAGAAGCGCCAACATCCAAAGCATTTTGAGCTGCATCATCGGCATCCCAATAAGCGTTGAAAGAAGCCGTCCAAGATTTCTGAGTAGCTTGGTTAGTCATCCATGAGTCACCCATAGACGCTGAAGCTACAACTTCAGAAGTTTGTTCGATCGAATAATCGCGAATTTCGGCGACTGCTACCGCACCAACGTGAACAACGCCGCCATTACCTAGTATTGCCATTTTACATCTCCTGCGCTACAACGGCGCGTTAGTTAACTATGGGCGAGCCTTCGGCTGTCATATAAGTGACCTCAACGGTCATTACACCAACCGCCACTGGTTGATCGCCATCACCAGAGTACTGAGCATTAAAGCCAGTGACTAGAACATCGTGGGCATGGCCGCCGCACGTTATATCACTCGCTAACGCTGCTTCGATTTCAGCGCTGATAGAATCAAGCTGAGAATCATAATTTGTCGTGCCTTTAACGTAAATTTCGATATTTACGCTTAGTGTTCTTCGCTGCGTTCTTGGTTGCCTTTGTGTAGCAACATTAATCCGCTCGCTTTCAGTATATATCAACAGGCAAGGAAGGCGAGGCGCGGCAACAGGATATACTCTATTGGCGTAAACCCGTCCAGCTGTCTCAGACAGTCCAGTAATGGTTGTCTTGATGTTATCGCGTATTGCCTGTCTCAAGTGAGCCATTATACAGCCTCAAGCATTAAGTTAGTCATACCTGTACCGTCAGGCATCACGATAACGACCGTAAAGTCATTACCTTGGTACGTTAATACATCGCCTTCTTCAGCGTCGGGTATGTCTTCTGTGCGGCAGGTAAACTGAGGTTGCTGAAGTGCGAAACCCATTGTACCGCCAGCGCTAACTTCTTGATAATCATTGTAAAAGATACCGACGACATTAGAACTGCCGCCAGACAAAGGCGAGTATGTGACAGATTCGCCAAAGTCCGACAAGAAAATTAGGCGATCATCGGCACTTTCAACGGCCATAACTAATCAGCCTTTTTCGTAGACTTACGAGTGCGTGGCTTAGTGTCTGACTCAAGTCCTTCAGCACGATTTGTAGTAGCAGAAGGCTCACCAAGATAACCAAGCAAAACAAGACGAGCGCTTTTAGTAGGATCCAGATCAAGCTCTGAACCTTTTTTAAACACTTCGCCGTCAATGATGACATTTTTTAATACTTCGTATTTCATAAATCCTCCATAGAGAAAGGGGCGACTAGCGCCCCTTAATCACTCAGGCTTATACGCCGTCGTTAGATACACAGAAGCTCTGTGCGTGACGTACCGCGCAATCTACTGATTGCAAGGCAACTACGCGAACAGTACCGCTTGTGCTGTTAGTGTAAGGATCTACTACTAGATCCAAACCGCCGAACATTCCCACTAGCAAGTCGCTAAAGTTCCCGAAGAACACGTCACCAGCTGTTGCTTGGTTAGATACGATGCTGCGGTAGCCGTTAACAGTGCCGCCATTTTCAACAACGAACTGAGCAGTGCCAGAAGCTTTCTCAGTAGTTTTCAACGCGCCGTAAGTGCTTGAAGGCATGATGTAAGACATACCGTTAGTCAAAGCGTTGTTGTTAGCGATTGCTGTTTCCATCGCTACAACTTCAGCGAAGGTTGGGTTAGCTGCTGCGAAAGTAGTGGTGTTAACGCTACCAGTAGACTTAATGCCAGTTGGAGCGCCGCCAGTACCGTCACCAGCCAAAGCAGCTGCGTCGATAGCCAAACCAAGAGCAGCTACCAAATCGTTGCGGATAAGGGCTTCTACATCAAGTGAGCTTTGGATAAGCAATTGGCGTGTAACGTCGGTGTATGCACCTAAAGTTTTAGGGCTGAGGCTCACCGAACCTACTGTCATCTCGCTTTCAGCGGCTGCGCCACCTTCAGTAGCGATCCAAGCAGCTTGAGCAGCGGTCAATTTCTTAGGAATTTTGACATCGCCAGACAAGCCATTCAACATAGTTGCGCCAGCTTGCATCACAGACGAAGCGTTACGCAATACGTCGATGAAGTCACCGCCGCGGAAATCATCAGAGAACAAAGATGCTTCGTCTGAAGAGTTCAAGTCACGTTTCCAGTTTTGCATTACTTCAGCAGGTAACAAGATGCCTTGAGCAGTGCGGCCATATTGCTCAGCAGCAGCGCGCGAACATTCGAATTCGAATGCAGCAGCTTCTTGAGCGCGACGATCAGTTGGGTTAGCTAGAGCGTGAATAGCGCGCATCAAAGAGAAGCGTTTAACTTCTTTCTGAGTCATGCCGATTGATTGCTCTTCTAAAGCGCGTTCTGAACCAATCACTTCTAACAATTCACCACGGAATTGCTCGATGCTTTTGCCTTCAGAAATAGCTTTTTGTGCTAGATCAGAGCGTTTGTGACGTGCGCCCAATTCAATGATTTGAGCAGAGTTCTTTTGTGCGGCTTGGCGAGCTTGTGCCTCTACCGCTGCAATATCGACTTCAGACATAGTAGTCTCCTTAGTGAAGTTTGTTTCGATTACAGGTTTGGGTTGAGTCTCACTAGCAGCTCGTCCTACGCCAACAGTCACGTCAGCTGGAATACTTACTAGACTTGCCTCGACAGGACGCCACCGCTTCGCGACGTAAGTGTCACGGCTTTGTCCCTTTTCTAACTTACTGATCGAGTAACCAACGCTAATGTTAGCGCGGATACCGTCAGTAACGTCCTCAAACGCCTCTTTAGCTAGTCCGTTTCGTCCAAAACGAACCACTGCGCGGAGTCGCCGCGAGTCGCCATCGAGTGTTGCGGATTCGATTACCCCAATTTGCTTTTCAGGGTCGTGATCTAACAGCAAAGGAGCGCGTCCTGAGTTAAGGAACGCTAAATCAATCGCTGATTCACTGTGTTCTAGGATTTCCATACCAAAAGAGCGTTGTACAGGCTCTTCTGACGATACAGCAATACGGACTGTGCGAGATTCTTCGTCAATCGGGGCCATATCAATGCCCATCGAGCGATGACATACCTCAGCGGTAGCTTTACGCACATTTTCTTCGTCTTCGCTACGAACTTCTGCCGCATCAACTGTCTCATCAAGAAGTTCACGATCTTCTTGTACTTCGACTTCGACTTCTTCTGTCATGGTGTCACCTCTAAGTAACTGTTCTCTAAATAATAAATTCGATCAATCACTTTGTCTAATCTTGCTGATCAGGCGAGTTTTGATCTGTGCCGTCTGGCATAATAGGCGACAAGTTAGCACAGTATGGCTCTAGTGCGTAGTTTACGCCAAATTGTTCCATCAAAGCCTTATCTTTCTGGATTTGAGAGAGTAATTCTTCTGCATCTTTTCCGTACTGCGCCGCCACATCAGACAAAGACAGTACACCAGATTTAAGCCCTGCGATAGCGCTATTCATCTCTTTGATCGGATCTATCCAGCTCCAAGCGCGGCCTCTAAACTGAGAAGCTTCGGCAAACTTGTCGTAAGCGGCTAACGGAATACCGAAGCTGTTTACTTCCATTGCTGCGCCAAGCCAATGCTCGTAAACAGGGCGAACGAAGTGGTCGATTAAGAAACCTTGCATATCTGCATAGAAATCACGCTCTTCTAGCGCACCTTGGCGAATAGACGAGTAGCTGGTTGATTCTAAGTCGTTAGATAGCGCGGTATAAGAAATGCCCAAGCCACTCGCAATGCCTTTCAACACCGACTTATGGAATGAGTCAAAATCGTTATTAGGGAACTGAGGCTCGAAGGTCTGTAGACTCACGCCGTCAGGTAGCTGGTGGAAGCTGGCTGGCTCGGCTGACATGATAGGCACATGACCGTCCATCTCATCAGCGACAAAACCGTCTCCCGCTGGTGAAGTAAAGAAGCCCATTTTAGATGCGCCAACGCGAGCGTTAATAACCGCCGCTTCACGGAAACCGTCGAGCTGCTTAATAGCAGACATGGCTGGACTCATCCAAGGCTCGCCGCGAGATTGTCCAGCACGAAGAGGTAAAAAGACGTGGAGCATATTTTCCGCTGGGATGCGGATATGCTTCTTCTCTTTGCGCGCAACGTGCTCATAGTCAGTCGGGTGTGAAGTCAACAAATGATAAGCGACAGGGCGCTTGAACTGGTCAACTTCTACGCCCATACGGACTTCATTACCATTAGGTAAACGGGTGTTTCTCTTGTCGTCGATTTGATCAGCTTCGATAAACTCTAAAGCGAAGGAGTCAACAAAGCGAGAAGAACGGTGCATGATAATAAACGCTTCGCCATCACGCGCTATACTTTCCATGACCAATTTCTGTAGGTCGATCCAAGTATGCTTGCCGCAAACCGTACAATTACCAAGTTTTGCCCACTTAGCAAAAGCCTTCTCGACAGCTTCGTTACCGCTCATGTCTAAATTGCCGACGGAGTCTAAGGCTTTGACTTGTAAGCTAAAACCCTTCTTTCCGACAATATTTTTCTTGAGCAAGTTCAGGTATTGCTTAGCGTACTCGTTATTTCGCGCTAATTCGCGAGATCGAGCGCGTAAAATAGACAGCGCGTCTTTTAACTCGCCGTCCGCAGACTTATCGACAGTTTTGAAGTCAGAGAGTAGACGGCTTACTGCTGCGCCAACATAACTTCGCTTAAATACCTTGGCTTTTGTTGCCTCGGCAGCCGGCTGAGACTTAAATCCGTCGAAAATACCCACTTAAAACCTCACCTTGATTGTTGAGCCATTGGCCTTGCCGCGCTTAACAAGCTCAGCGTTTTTATGCGATGCAATCTCTTTGCGGTAATAATCGCGCCATTTTAGCAGGTCGTTGATACTCATTTTAACTAGCTGACGACCGCTAATACTGTAGCTCATCACATCCGAATCGGCTTTGCCGCTAAGAAGACTCTCTATCTTAGCGACCATAATTTCTGCGTGGGTTCTAGGGTCGGATTGGTTATTATCTAAGTCTGGTATTGCTTTAAATACGCCAGTGTCGATAACAAGTCGATTGCCCGAACTGATTTGCGTTATTTCTAATTGCCAGTGATAATCTCCAACAGAGAAATTAGCAGAATCTACGCTAGGTACAGTAAACAAAAAGAAACTTGTCTGGTCTGTACCAAGTAGCTTTATCTCATCGTCGCCACCACCAGTAATACGGGCAACGTACTCGGCAGTGTACAAGCTAGGCAGGTAGTCGGTAGCAATATCAGTGCGCTTCCATTGGATGAAATCGCCAACTACAACTTCAGTTGGCTCACCTTCTGGAGCGGATGTAGGATCAAACAAATTAGCCATCTTTTACCGCCATGAGTTAACAAAACCTTTGCCAGTTTTAGGCACAAATGGCCTCTTATTGGTCATTTTAGGCTCTTCTTTAGGCTTTTGTGAAGCCTCAGCAGCCAATTTATCGACCATAGTATTGACATTTACGCCAATTATAGCATAAGCAGCGTAAGCGTAAACAAAGCAATCTAATGCTTCGTTTCTGGCTCTGATCTTCTCAAATGTGCGCCGTTGATAGCCTCTTTGGTATCTAGTGACGATTTTTTCTGCTGTTAATTGGCGAAAATACTCGTCTTCAAGCTCATCGGAAAAGTGGACGTAGCCAGATCCAACGTCTTTTATCGCCAATCTAGCAAAAACTAAATGTTTCGTCGTGTCAACTCCAATTGGAAATAAACTGCATTTTCCTACGTTATTTTTGCTCGGTCGTCCGACAATTGGCTTGCCTTCACCCCCGACGCCCTTGATCGCAAATACCCTTCGACCCGCATTTTGCTTGGCATAAGCGTAAACGGAGTTGGTAAAGTGACCCCCTGAGTCGATGGCGGTTGCTCTAATCGTGACAGCCTTACCGGATTCGGTCTGGTAAGTGGCGAACAGGTTAGAACTCAGTGATGACCATAGCTGAGGCGTACTTGGATCGCCGAAAAGCGTAAAATGTCGGTAGACATAAATCTCTTCGTTGCGGCCCATCGCGAAAATTGTCCCTTCAAGCCTGTTGTCTTGTACGTCTACCCCGCAGACAAGTAGCGGAGCTTCGTCAGGCACGAACTCCATAGGCTCACGACGTTCAGACAACTCGTAGTCGTCAATTTTCTCGCTATCTTCTTCCCACGTCTCGCCCAAGCTGACGTTAACGAAGGTTTGAAGGTCGCTCGTGGCTTTTTTCTCTAAGAATGACCTTACAATGTCACGCCAACGACGAAAAGATGAGTACAATTCGCTCAAATGGTAGCTAACATGGCCGTTAAATGGCTTCTCAGCTACCCATTCACCATCGCGTAACATGACTCTTTTGTCGGTATCGCTGATCGTGCCGCCACATTCTTGACAGCAATAGTAAGCGGTTTCGGGTAAATGTCGGCCTTCTTCGTCCTTGTCCCACATCACTTGCGACCATTTCAGCAGTATTTTCGTGTGACAATGTATGCAAGGGACGTAATAACGGCGCATATCACCCGCTTCAAACGACTTTTCTACGAACGAAGCCCCTTTTATGGTTGGGGTCGATGTGACCATCAATTTACGCTGGTCTCCGAAAGTTGCGGCCCGTTGCCAGAGCAGAGACACGGGATGCCCTTCAGCAGTACGCTCGTAACCATCTACCTCATCGCAGTAAATCTTAGGTGCGGAACGACCGCGCATTGTTCTAGGTGAACCACTCCAGCTAAACAGCAAAAAGCCGCCAAAATACGACTTCATTGTCTGGTTGTTGACGCCTTCTCGACTTCTTGGCTTAGCTATACGATCTTTAAGCGACTCGTTAGAATCGACCATAGGGTTAAATTTCGTTTCTAGCCAAGTATTTAAGTCACCTTGAGACGGCTGCATCATCATTTGGCTGGCTGGCTCGTGGGCAATAAAGTAACCCAAAGCGCAGTTAATGAGCTGAGTTTTGCCCAGCTGCGCGCCCCACATCAACGTAATTTGCTCAACGTCTGGGTTGGCGAACATATCTAACGGCTCTATCTGATAAGGTGCGTTGCTAAACCTTATCGGGCCAGCAATAGCGTTGCCCAACGGAATTTGTATGTTAGCTTCGGCCCATTCAGACGGGGTGTATTTCGGGGGTGGCTCAAGAAATGAACAGGCTTTGCGCCAAACTTTGGCTATGCCGTCTGGGTTATCGTAATCGCTATTCCTTTGAGGCTGTATCTGTTTCTTCGTCTTCATCTTCATACGCTCTCGATAATATCAGTAGTGCCGCATCAATCTCGCTAAGCAATATGTCTTTAATGACTGCTTCATCGCTTAAACCTACTAACCGCATAACAACACGGTCGGGTATACGCCGAATGATTGATCGCAGGTTTGCGAACTTGTTAGCTAACTGCCGCTCGATAACATCAAGATCAACGACTTGCCCTGTCTTCTTGGCTAGGTCTAATTCTGTTAGTGCAGCTTCGGCTGTAAGTTTTTTACGCTTAGCTTCGTCCGCTGTCATCAGGTCAATGTTACCGAAACGCTTATTGAGTTCTCGTTCCATTAACCATTGGTTGATCTGTACAGTACAGAAAATGTGCTTTTCGCCACCACGCTGAGCCTTCTTCTTAACAGGCATTCCAGCGCGCATCCAATCGCGAATTGTCTTCTCTGTACAGTCGTGTATCCGCGCCGCCTCGACGATACTTACGTCCATAACATCCTCCAAAACATTTGTGTATGTATATTAATCCAAAAAAGTCCTCATAGCTATGTTTTATAACTGTAAGCAAAACAGTAACTTACGCAGAAAAGTTTTCTCGCGCCTTGGCAGCACCCGTGGCTGTTCACCACCAAAGTACCTTTTTCGATTTGTCAAGCGTTTATTTAATTATTTTATTTTTTGCGCTGAAGTGCGCGCCGCCCACCTACAATATTATGCGCGAATAGCTCTTAAACACACTGTGAGACGTTTTGAGACAGTTTAAATACTAAGTAAGGCAAGCGTATAGGTGGGGACGTTATCGTTTAATGTTGGGCGTCTTATAGCGTCTTATATTACAGGCATAAAAAAAGCGTCCTATGGACGCTTATAAAGTCTTATTGGTCGATTAGGGCGCTAATACTCCAACCATTGCACCTATGACTATACAGTTAATCGTTGCGAAT